GATGCTTTAACAGGCATCTTAAAGTTGTCGTGTACTGGTTTGATATTCATTTCGGCACTCCTTTATTTAATTGCATACCATGTACGGAATTGTACATGACACAGGGTTAAATATTTATGGCTGATATTGATGAACAGTATGATTCAGAGATGGATACTAAGCCGCTTACTAAGTGGAAAAACGAACCATCTCTTCGAGATTTAAAGTCTGATCTTAACGAAGCTCAGCCAGATCATGATAATCAGGTTTCTAAAATCACAGGTTACTTGGATAATCTGAATGTGGAAGGTGCGGCCAAAATAAAGGCACAGGCTGGTCGATCTAAGATCGTTCCTAAGTTGATTCGTAAACAAGCCGAGTGGCGTTACGCTGCATTGTCCGAGCCTTTCCTAAGCACGGATGACTTGTTTGATGTGGCGCCGGTTACCTGGGAAGACAAAGCGGGTGCCATACAGAACCAGACTTTGCTAAACAGTCAGTTCCGTACCGCTATTAATAAAGTAAAATTCATTGATGAGTATGTGCGTACAGGTGTAGACGAAGGTACGATCATTTGCCGTGTGGCTTGGGAATCTGAAGATGAAGAGTACACCGACACGTTTCCACAAATAGAATATGTTGTTGATCCAGGGTCAGCAGAACTGCACCAGGAACTTGCCCAAATCAAACAAGAAAATCCCAATGAATATTACACCGATGTACCGGAAGAACTCCGCACTGCCCATGATCTTACTGTAGAGAACGGTAAACCTATCCGTCCTAATATCACAGGATACGCCGAAGAAACACGCACACGTACCATTAAGAACCGTCCCACGATTGAAGTATGCGATTACCGCAACGTTATCGTTGATCCAACTTCTAAGGGCGATCTGACCAGAGCAGGTTTTCTTATTTACAGTTTTGAATCTTCCTTATCGGAGCTGGAAAAAGATGGAAAATACAAGAACCTCAAAAAGATTAATCCAAGTGATCACTCACCGCTGGGAGACCCAGATCATGCCTCGGATGATGCGTATAGCTTCACGTTTAACGATGAACCCCGTAAGAAAATTATCGTTTATGAATACTGGGGATATTGGGATATTACTGGTACTGGTATTGTTGAGCCTATTGTAGCGGCGTGGGTAGGTAACCAACTTATCCGCATGGAAAAGAACCCATTCCCTGATAAAGAAATACCGTTTGTCATTGTGCATTACTTGCCGAAGCGTAAAGAAACACACGGCGAACCCGATGGCGCCTTGTTGGAAGACAACCAGAAAGTCCTGGGAGCTGTCACACGCGGCATGATTGACATTATGGGTCGGTCTGCCAACGGTCAACAGGGTATGCGTAAAGACGCCCTGGACACTGTGAACAAGCGCAAATGGCGTAATGGTGAGGACTATGAGTTCAACCAGACGGTTGATCCTCGCCAGGGCATGTACATGCACACCTTCCCTGAGATTCCCAACAGTGCCCAGTTCATGTTGCAACAACAGAACATGGAAGCCGAGTCTCTAACCGGTGTTAAGGCCTATGACCAGGGCGTGTCTGGCGCCTCGTTTGGCGACGTAGCGGCCGGTGTACGCGGTGCCCTTGAAGCATCCTCTAAGCGTGAGATGGGCATTCTGCGTCGGATGTCTGCGGGTCTCGTTAGTATTGGTAAAAAGTTTATTGCAATGAACGCCGTGTTTATGGACGAGGAAGAAATAGTCCGTGTCACTAACGATGATTTTGTAAAAGTTCGCCGCGATGAGTTGGCCGGTAAGTACGACCTCAAACTGACCATTTCCACTGCTGAAGAAGACGAAAAGAAAGCCAAAGAGCTTTCCTTCATGCTCCAGACGCTTGGCCCCAGTGAAGATCCCGAGCTACGTAAGATCATTCTTACTGCGATCAGCCGACTGCGGAAGATGCCATTACTGGCTCATGAGATTGAATCGTTTGAACCCAAGCCTGATCCACACCAGCAAGAGATGCAGAAGCTGGAGTTGGAAGAGATGCGGGCGAAGATTGGTGAGATCAAATCACGCACTACTGAAAACCATGCAGAAGCTCAACTGGATCAAGTTAAAGCTGATAATACTCAAAGTGATACTGACAGAAAAGATTTGGATTATGTTGAGCAAGAGTCCGGTGTCACGCAACAACGTGATTTACAAAAGCAAGGTGAACAAGCCAAAGCCCAGGGCCAAACAAAGATACTTGAACACAACTTGAAGCAATCAGCGGAACAGAATAAGGAACTTAAAAAATACTTATCAGGTGCTGGTGAATAAATAGTTGTGATAAATGTTTTTGATTTGTTTATCGTCAAGATCGTTTAACACTATTGAACTTCAAAAGGTAATTGGAATTTATTATGAGCCAACACGATGTAGTTGAACTTGAGCTGAACATTAAAGAAGCCGAAGACCTGGTTAGCCTGGGTAAATCCCTTGAACGTCTTGAAAAGAACAAAGACTTCAAAAAGGTGATTCAGGAGCAGTATCTGCATAACGAAGCAGTACGGCTTGTTCATCTCAAGTCCGATGGCAATATGCAAGATCCCCGAGTACAGGAACGCCTTGTACGGGATATTGATGCCATTGGCTCATTTACCCAGTTCCTGAGCAAAGTGTTTCGTGAAGCAGACAGCGCACGCGAAGCCATCAGTACCTGTAACGAAGAACTTGACCACATTAATAACGAAGGGGAAGACGCATGAGTGTATCCACCGAGACCAATGACCAAGTAGCCAATATGGATGCTCTGGGTATGTCTGATGAAGATTTTGAAAACATGGACACAAGTGCGTTTGATGAACCCGATGCTGATGAAGGTACAGACGACGAAGGCGATTTCTCTAATGAACCTGACGATCAGGAAGCTGAAGAGGAAGACGCCGAGCCGGAGGCAGAGGCGGCTGAGTCTTCTGCGACCGAGGATGACGAAGACGATGTAACCACCGAAGACGATGACGACGTTGAAGAAGGCGAGGGTGAACCAGAAACTGAAACTGAAGAGTCTGGTTCAGAGGACGCCGATAAAGAAGACGACGCAGCCGTTGATTACAAGTCTGAATATGAAAAGTTGATGACGCCGTTCAAAGCGAATGGTAAAGAAATGAAAGTGGGCAACATCGACGAAGCACGTCAGCTTATGCAGATGGGTGCCAATTACAATAAGAAGATGGCTGGACTCAAGCCGTCTTTGAAGACTCTGAAACTCCTTGAGAACAACGAACTCCTGGACGAAGGGAAACTCAGTTATTTGATCGACCTCCACAAAGGTGACAAAGGTGCGATTCAAAAGCTGATTAAGGACAACGGTATTGATCCAGTTGATATGGACGTTGATGCCGAAAGCGACTACAAACCCGAATCTTACACTGTCGATGATCGTGAGATGGAACTGGACGATGTACTGGAGCGAATCCAGGACACCACATCGTATTCAGACACCATCAACCTCGTTAGCAATAAGTGGGATGCTGCAAGTAAGCAGCATGTTGCCAATAACCCAACGGCACTTGAAACCATTAACACTCACATGGCCAGTGGTGTTTATGAACTCGTTAATGCCGAGGTTGAAAAGCAACGCACGTTCGGTCGCTTGAATGGGCTGTCGGATATTGAGGCTTATCACCAGGTCGGTTACTCCATGAGTGAAGAGGGCAAGCTGAACGCACTGATGAAACCAGACGCAGCTCCCGCTAAAGAAGTGGTTGAACCACCCAAGGCGAAAGTCGATCCAGCCGTCAAGCAAAAGAAACGAGCTGCAAGCTCCACACGAACCAAACCAGGTGCCACTGCACCTGATGACTACAACCCTTTGTCCATGTCGGATGAAGAGTTTGAGAAGTCATACAACTCATCACACAGATAAAGATAAGGGAAGCTTATGTCTATTAAATATAACAATCCAGCAGGCGGTTCTCCGTCCGGTGTTGGTGCCCAGTTCCGTACCGACTCGTACCAGAAAAAAGCTCTCATTGAGATGCGTAAAGAACAACACTTTGGTCAACTGGCTAACGTCCAGTCTATGCCGAAGAACATGGGTAAAACCATGAAGAAGTATCATTACCTGCCGCTGTTGGATGACGCCAACATTAACGACCAAGGTATTGATGCATCCGGCGCGACCACTGCAAACGGTAACCTTTATGGTTCCAGTAAAGACGTAGGCACCATTACCGGCAAGATGCCTGTCCTATCTGAAACCGGTGGCCGTGTTAACCGCGTGGGCTTCAAGCGGAAAGAGCTTGAAGGTTCTATCGCCAAGTTTGGTTTCTTCGATGAGTACACCGAAGAGTCCCTGAACTTCGATACCGACGCTGATCTTGCGATGCACATCAACCGTGAAATGCTCAGTGGCGCCAACGAGATGACTGAAGACCTGCTTCAGATTGATCTGTTGAACTCTGCCGGTGTGGTGAAGTTCGGTGGTACTGCAACCGATGACATCGAAGTGGATGAGACTTCTGAGGTTACCTACGGTGACTTGCTGCGTCTGTCCATTGACCTGGACAACAACCGCACGCCGAAGCAGACCAAGATCATCACGGGCACCCGCATGGTGGATACCAAGACGCTGCCAGGTGGTCGGGTTATGTACTGCGGTTCCGAGATGCAGCCTCTGCTGGAAGGCATGGTAGACCTGCACGGTAACGCAGCGTTTATCCCTGTTGAGAAGTACGCGGCCGGTGGCACCGTACTGAACAACGAAGCAGGCATGGTGAGCAAGTTCCGCATTGTGATTGTGCCCGAGATGATGAAGTGGGAAGGCGCCGGTGCTGATAGCTCCACGAACGCGACTCACTTTGCAACCGGTACTAACTTCGATGTGTTCCCCATGCTGGTGGTTGGTGATTCTTCCTTTTCTACTATTGGTTTCCAAACCGATGGCAAGACCGTGAAGTTCAAAATCAAGCACAGCAAGCCTGGTACCCCTGAGTCGTATGCCAACGATCCGTATGGTGAGACTGGCTTCATGTCCGTCAAGTGGTACTACGGTTTCCTTCTGGAGCGTGGTGAGCGTATTGCGTTGGTGAAGACCTCCGCACCGATGTAAGCAGTAACAGGGAGAGGGGATGTCCTCTCTCCCTACCCTACTTTTGAATAACTGGAGTATTGAGAATGCACGAAGATGAAGCAATCCCAACGTCCGAACTTGATGCACTGAAAGATCGTGCTGACACGATGGGTCTGAAGTACCGTAAAGACATCACCGTAGACAACCTACGTTCCAAAGTAGCCGATGTACTGGCGGATAAAGAGCCTGCCAACGATGGCACCAATTTGACCAAATCAGACGTTGAAGGACTAACCGAAAACGAGCAACGGGTTGCCTTGAAACAAGAAGCCGCTGCCCTGACGCGTATCCGTGTGACGTGTATGGACCCCAACAAACGTGAATATGACGGTGACTTTTTCTGTGCCGGCAACCGCGTCATTGGCACTTACAAAGTGTATGTCCCGTTTGACGTGGAATGGCATGTGCCGAGTGTGATCCTGAAGATGATCCGCCGTAAGCAGTGCCAGGTGTTTGTCAGTAAACGTGACGAGCGTGGCCGACAGATTCGTGAAGGCAAGTCGATCAAAGCGTTTGCCGTTGAAGTGTTGCCGGCACTGACTGAGCAAGAAATGAAAGAACTGGCTCAACGCCAGGCTATGTCGAAAGGCACAGCAGCCGCGTAAGTCACTGGAACACTGAGGTAGATCATGGCAGCGATTACAGTAACAGACCTGACACAAGGCCAA